TGCAAACGGCCTGCGCGTTCCGTTCATCCCACCGAACAGAATATTTGCCGCGTGTAATAAGATGCCCTGGCTGTATCGTTGCCTGTTGGCGTGTTTTCCCGCAAACAAAGCAGGTCCACCCATCCCGAATTTTTATATATTCACCGAATGCTTTATCAGCTTTTTCAACAAGCTTTTTTCGCTCTGTTTTCTCGGGTTTTTTTCGCCTGGCTTTTGGTATCATGCCACTTTCCTCCACTTTTTTGTCTTTGCCTCTTGTATTAATTTTTGATAGCTTTCATAATACGGCGTTTCAATTAAAATTATTCCAAGCTCAGCCGCCACCACGTGGGCCATTTCAATTAACAGATAGCTTTCATAAGTCGAGCAGTCGCTTTCGCTTTTCGGGACAGCGTGCCCGGCTATATCCTCTATAACCGGATATTCCACGTCATCTACCGCCCGCCATTTTATGCCGCTTTTGACCGCTGTCATGCTGTTCCCGGTTGCCGAAGCTATTTGCTGGCAATGGCCATGGAAATGGTTGCATTGCGAACCGGCTCCCGTACTCCGGTGGCGTGTGTTATCAATAACCGCTTTGGTTACCGTCGCCCGCCCTAGTCGCTGTTCACTTTCCACATATTTTCGATACATAAAATAGTAATCGTCCGGGACGGCCAAAGACAAAATGCGCGGATCGTTGGTCTTAAGCCGTTCCGTCCCGTAAATCTCTAGCTTCAAAAAATAACCCCCCACTGATAATTTGCACGGAAGTTTGCCCGGTACGCCCTGGCTTCTTGTAAAAACGAAAAAGCCCTGGAAACACACCGGGATAGCTTTTTTTGACTATTTTCCCGCTTTATATAATGCCTGTCCGTTGTCCGCGGATCGGCATGGTCAAGATACTCAGCGATCTCTCTAAGCGTTTTCCCCTCTTTATCCATGATTGTAGCCACCCCGCGTCTAAAGCTATGCGGCGTTAGCTTGGTCCCGTGCAATCTTGCCCGCTTTTTAATCAAGTTGAAAAAATATCGGTAGGTACTCAACTTTTGATACTTGCTTTTTCTTCGCTCTTTTATCGGCACAAAAAGCGGTTCTTCCGGCCCGGCGTCTTGCCTGTAAGTCTCTAGATAATCCCGCAAAGCCTGGGCGGCGGCTTCCGGCAAATACTTGTCTTTCGTTTTTCCAAACCCTCTTTTTTTCCGAACCTTTATGTATAGCTCTCCGTCACGGTCGATCACGTCCTCAATGCAAGCTTCTTGCAAAGGGAATTGCCTTAGAGCCGTATAGGTCAAGACGTAAAAAATGGCTTTGTTTCGGACGTTCGCCTCATCGAAATGTTTTGAGCATTCCAAGGCTTTAAAAAAGCGCTTTAACGTTTTGAGCGAAAAAGCCTCGGTCACAATCTCATCCTCAAGAGACAAGCCTTTAACTCCGCATGAATACGGGTTCCAGTCAATCACCTTTTCTTCGCGTAAGTAATTACAAAATGTCTTGACCGTACTCAAGTAAGCGTTAATCGTCGTCGGCTTATAATGCTTGCCGTTAGATTTCCTATAACGCTTGAAATAACCAAGATACCACTGCAAAACGTTTTTATTCGCAATGTCAATCCTGCTTTTTTCCAGCCAGCTCAAAAAATGGTTGAGGGCCATACGGTTTGCATAAACGGTTTTTTCCGTCATGTGTGGCCTTGAAGCCAGGAAGTCTTCGACTGCCTCCCAAAGCCAAAATCTTGTACCGGTAAACCGTAGCTGGCTCACCCTCTTAAACTGACACCTCTCTGTTCCTTCCATGTGTGATATGACCATTTTGGTCCCCCTAAAATTTGTATTTGGCCCGCCGTCCATGGCGAAAACCAGCAAAATTAGCAAAAATCCCGTCATTTCGTCAACTCCCTATTTCCGCGCATATCAGCCGCTTTGTCTATCCGTACAATGTTGGCCTTATTACACATGCCTATAATCCTGCTCACCACGTCATCGCCCAGGGCGGCCGCCATCGTCGCCCCGCCGAAATTCCCCGTAAAACCAACCGCCTTTCCGGAAAGATAAAGCTGCTCAAAAAGCATTGACACGTAAGAAAGTTTCCAGTCCGGTAGTTTATCGGTCCTCAAGTCATCAAGCAGCAAAAGTTTAATGCTTTGTCGCTCGATATTCTCCTCTACCTCAATCAAATATTCTTTGTCCATGTCAATACTTTGCACATACTTCCGAAACGATATGCTCCGAACCGTGTAGCCATGTTCAATCGCTTTAAGCAATACGTGATGCGCAAGCCATGACTTCCCTATACCCACCGGGCCAAAAAGGCCAAAGCCTATGCCGTTCTTTATGTTTTGTTTTAAGCCCTCAAGATATTTCATAACTAACGCCCACATAGGTTCAAGTTCCGGCAAGCGTTGAAAATCGGTTATAGGTTGCCGATACTTTTCGGGAATTTTCGCGGATTTGATTTCAGCCTCGATGATTGCCGCTTGCTCTTGCCGTTTTCTTTCAAGTGTTTCACAATCGCAACATGATACTTCAAAGCGTTTTTTAAGGCCCATAGCCTCAAGATACTCATACCTGTATTGCGCTTGGCAATGCGGGCAAAATACAGCCGGCTTTTCCGTTGCTTTTTTTTCTGTGACTACGTTTAGCATTTTTAAAACTCCCATGCGTTAGCGCGCTGACAAACGCCTTTCTTTTTGCTTTCATTTTTGTAGCGGTCAAACTTTTTTAAAAAATATTCGATGCAATGCGCTTGATGATCTCTCGCCCAATCGTCGTCGATATATTTTTTCCAAATTTCATCCAGGTCATCATAAAGGCCGTTTAGCAAAACCTTTTCATCAAATCGCTTTTTGACAAGAGACTTTAAGGCATGAATCTTGCCAGAGTATTGCTTTCCTGAATCTTGATAAAGCTTGACAAGTTTATTTGCTACAGCATACGCTTGACGCTCAAGCTGTTTTTTGGAATCGGGCGAAGGCTTTTTTGTATTGCGCGGCTTTTTAGGCGCGCCCTTATTATTAATTGTATTATTCCTAGGTGTATTATTCTTTGAAGGGACATTTTTGTCACGGGGGGTAGGGACATTTTTGTCACCCCCTGGGGACATTTTTGTCACGGGGGGGCATGACGTTTTTGTCCCCCATGATAGCCATATCTTACGACTATTTGACCACCCCTCTGCTTTGTTTTTCCGTGTTTCACATTTAATATATCCCTTGCTTTCTAGGGCCTGTATCCACCTTTTTATTGTCCTCACGTCTACTTCGTAAAGGTCCGCAAAATAGCGATTTTTGGCCCAGCAAAACCCTTTTTGATTGCAAAGAGCCGTGATCTCCCCGTATAAAAACCGGGCGCCCATGGGCAAGCTTTTATTATACCTAACCTCTGCGGGCGTTACGCTATAATACGCCGGTTTTGCGTCTTCCTCATTTCTGTAAACCCGATTTTCCCGGTGCTCTTGGTCTGTAATCTGATTAATACTCAATTTTTTATCCTCACTTCTTTTAGTTTTTCTCCGCATTTTGCTTAACGTTTGCGATTATACGCCGTTTTAATGTCGTATGGTTGCTGTTGTGTGTAGTTTCAAACATTACATTTTCTCTATCATTTTTTTAATTTGTGCTTGTAAACGCTTTGGCAAATCTACAACATCTCCCATAGCGTAAGCATAAAATATTCTTTCTAAATCTTTTATCTGTCTTTTTAGTTTTATAATTTCTTTTCTATCACACTGACAAGCACAATAATCCTCTAGGAAGTAGCCACCACATTTATCACATTTCATATTTTCACCCATGTATATTCTCCTTATGTTTGAAATTGCGTACAACGTTTGCGAAACGTACGCCGTTTTAATGGCGTGCTTTCGCTGTTGTACACTGGTTAATTTTTGCGGGCAAGTTTTTATTGTATAACGATTCACCTAAAAACTGACACCCGAACGCATAAGAAGCGATAGCCTCGTTTATAAACTTTATCATTTGCTTTTTGGTTGGTATTTTACCGAACTGTTTCTTTAAACCATCATCACTAAATTTAATTAATAATTCCATTTTGCCTCCCTTGCAATGACTGCACACAACGTTTGACACTATGCTAAGGTCACGAAGTGACTTGAAGTAGTGCTATGAGCACCATATTATACGCGCCACCGCCCAAGCTGTTGATATTGACATACGACCACCCGAATGGTCTACCCTCCACACAATACGAACAAAAAGCCAAATGGCGCGTATAATATTCATAGCACTATTTACTCCTTTTCCTGTTGTAAGCTGTTTTGCCGGATTCCTTAATGTTCTGTGCGCCCAGCTCGATACTACACGGAACTTCGTTACCCCATACATCCCAACCGCCGCGCTCTTTACGAGCAAAAACATCAATCATGGGAGAACCAAAAACAGATACTATATCGTAGAACTCGTCTGGCTTTGCCGAGTGCCGTTCGGATTTTACCACAAAACAAGTCGGGATCGCTTTGCGACGGGGGTACATTTCTAACTTACCTTTGTACCCGAACAAGCAAAACTCTGTACGGTGGTGAAATCCGAAAAGGCACATTCCGTTCCGTTTATCCCACGTTAAAGTACGCTGATAGCGGAACCCCCACGCCGACATAATATCGAAACTTGACGGCAAAAAAGCGTGAGTTGTCCAGAGAAACAAAACGGAATTTTCTGCGCTTAGTGCAGAAATCGGCAAAGTCTTGATAGCATCAAGTGACATAGTGGGGTAGTCCAAATTCTGTTTTTGGTTCGGCCTCACTTTACGCACGATCTTTTTGACAGGCCACGGCGGATCTACCACTATTGTTTTATATTTTTTGGCGCACATATAATATCGCTCTCCGGCTCAATTGCGTATAACGTTCGCGACTACCCGAAGTCGCGCAGCGATTTGGGCGAAGGCTTAAAGCCGAAGCCGGGTAGTCGTTGTTGTACGACCGTTTGCATGTGTGCCCAATAGTACAGTGGTGTTTGATACTCTTTTTCATCGTGGACGTTTATATTCATTCTGCATTTTATGCACATAGGAATATCTATAATCCTATCTGAACCACAAACCACGTATGAAACATCAATAAGTAATCCATCCTCTAAACACCCTACACACTCTCCATTTTTATGTATCATAAAATCTCCCTATGCAAATGTCGTACAACGTCCACGGCTATACGAAGTTGGCGAAGCCAATTTGGGCGAAGCGTTAGCGTAGCCGTATAGCCGTTGTTGTGTGATGTAAATCACCGTTCCGCCTGTTCTTTGGCGGGCGGGGTGTTACGATGTCGCCCCTTAGCAATCTTATGTATACGACATACCCACGAATGCCCCGTGTCGAGTTCTGGCTGCCAGTTATCAAGGTCGCAGCAACAACGCACGCCTTCGCTTTTTACCTGTTCAACAATTTCACGTAAAGTCACAATTAGCCTCCATGGTTAGCCTGTCAACTATAAATTGACAAGGTGATTTATTTCATACAACGTTTGCGACTATGAGAAGTTGCCGAGTTTTTTCAAAGACTCATAAAATGTCATCAAACATATTTCTTTTTTATCTGCCACCATTTTATATATAACATCATTAAAACTCGGCAATTTGGGTGGGGCCGGAGGCGGAACCGCATAGTCGCTGTTGTCGGATCGTTCAAACTGTTTTTTATAATCAGACAATAGCTCAGTAACTTTGAGTCTATCCCATCTCATCGCATGAGGGTAAAATGGATTGTTTACCTTCTCCCATTCTTGTAAATATTCTTGCACGTCATATATTATTGTACTTTCAGTCATTTTATTCTCCTTAAAGTTTGAATGTCCGACAACTATATACATTCCGAATTAAAATCGGGCCTTTAGCAGGCCCGAAGCCTACTTAACTTTACTTATTTGTTTATTTACAAGCATTTTAAAAGACGGCTCACTTAAAAGTTGGCTAGCCGCCGTTTTTATTTTCCACGGCGCCAAACCCCGGCCTTCAAAGCGATCATCGTAAACCCTTCTTGTGACTTTTTCCCCATGAAGCTCAAAAGTTATGCACATTGTCTTTCGGTTATGCTCTTTTACTTTTTTACGCCAATACTTTTCGCTTTCATAAACTTCTTTTAACGCTTTGACTATACGGCTAAACATTTTTCATTCTCCCTTTCTAAAATAATGCCCATCAGCTCTTTTTCGTGCGCGCTTGACAGGTATGAAGTTATGTTTCGGCGGCGCCCTTTGCGAAATACGTACGCGGCTGTAATCTCAAAATACGGCTTGTCGTACTCAAACGACTTATACCACCACCACCAAACCTCAAGATAGTGTCCGTCGATCTCAATATATTCAGGTGCTCCGTCCTCATTTTCAAAATCAAAGTCTTTTTCTTTAATTGTCATAGCTGAAACCTTCCTTTTATGTCATAACCAACAAAAGCGCCCTCTATAGTCTCGCCCTCATACTGCTTATAATGTTCTTTTACTTTTGCTTTTAGCTGCTTTGCCTTATGATCGAGTAGACGGGCCTCTTTGACCACGCTCTTAATGTCTTCACGTTCCAAGCTTTCATAGGCCGGACATTTTCCGGCATTCAGTATCGGGCATCCGCCATACTCAAAACACTGTTCGCAAGGCGTTGGTTGATCGTAGGCCTCTTCCGGGCTGTTGATTATCCTATCCCACTGCCGCATTAAAAAGGCTTCTATTGCTTCGTGTTCCTTTTCAAGCATTTTGACGGCCTGTTTTTCCCCTGGGCACTCAAGGTTCCATGGAAGTATAAAAATTGTTGGGGATACATAGTCAAAACCAGGACAAAGCTTGACCGCCGCCCACATATACAATCTCATTTGCTGCATTTCGCCAACCTGTTTTTCGGACAACTTGTTGCGCTGACTCTTGAAGTCCCAAACGTCTAGCAATGTCCCATCTGCAGTGGCATCAATCAAAATCAAATCCGGCTTGACCACCACTTTTATTTCCTTGCCGTTTTGATCTTTCCCTAAACTTATCGTTGACTCTTTTTCTACCGCAAAAATTTTGTCAATCGGTACGGGCCTTTCGGCAAACTTCATTACATTTTCATAGGCTGGAACAAAAGAATTTTCTGGCAAGCCTGATCCATCAAAGCACCCCTCGAAAATCGAGCGCATGGCGCCGGGATCCGTTTCAACCCCGGCGTTCATGCAATGATTTATGTAAACTTCTCTAACCTGGTGGTGAAAGCGCCCCTCAAGCATAGGCAGGTTTTCCGCCTTAAACTCTTTGTCGCTATAAACACGCTTGTAATAATAGAGGCACCGGGCCGCCTGAATTTGACTATGCGAAATATGGTCTTTACGATCCATTTCCGTTACCCCCAGCGGTTTGCTTTTGCAAGGCCGCCTGCAGGCTTTTCATACCCTCAAGACTTGCCTTCCCGAAAACATTTGTGCCCAAAAATTTATTCATATACCAAGTTTTTTGGGCTTTGTTGAGGCTAAGCGATTCAAATTTTAAGCAAATATCTTCGGCAAGCTTTTTGTGCTCTTCGGAAACTTCGGGCTGGCCTGGCTGGGCTTCACGCCCAAACTTTTGCTTTCCATAATCTTTTACACGGGCCTTAAATTGTGCAGATTTTTCGCCATTAATGGCTTGATAAGCCTTAAAAAGCTCTTCATGTGTAAGCTCGCCAATTTTGCGGCCCTTGTAAGGCCCAAATTTAAAAACAAAGCTATCATCTAAAGATTTTTGGTTGCCATTATTTTGTGATTTTTCCTCAAAGCTCATGTCTTCAAGGTCTTGTGTAAATTTGTGACTGGCCCTAGTTGCTAAAATAACAGCTCCAACAAACGCCCGCTTTTGTGCCATTTTTTGCAAGGTGTTAATTATGTTGTAAGGGCTCTGGTTGATATACTTTTTTTCGCGACTATTACAGCTCCCCTCACACTCCGACAGGATCACATCAGGACGTTTCAGGCTATAAACCGACGCCTTAAAAGTGTACATGAAAAACCCGTCTTCATAATTCTCCACTTTCTGGACACATTGCATTTTAGAGGCAAGTCCAAAAAAATTAGCCAATTTTTCAGCCCCAGGCTTCAACAGTGTTGGCTTTTGCCCACAACCAGGAATTTTTCCATAGTCTTCTTTTTCGACTAAAGCCTTGCCAACAAAGTCTTGCAACGTTTTAGCCATCTCCATGACGCTGTCCATTGACTGCGCCGGCTTTACAACGGTTACTTGTGTTTCTTCCGGCTCTATAATCGCCGGGCTTTTTTCTTGTGTTTGCGTGCTCATGATCCCCCCTTATCGCGTGGCGACGATAGATTTTTCAAAAATGTTGACACCCGCGATCTCGCGTACCCCGCTTTTAACCGCGTTGGCCAGCTTCCGAGGATCAGGCGCACAATATTCACGCGGCACGGCGTTTTCGTCAGTTACCTGGTAAGTCCAGGCTTTGCGGATAGACGTGGTCGCTGCTTGACTTTTAATCGCCTTGGGCTCGAACTGGATTGGTTCTTGGTCGATCTCTTTTGCCCGGTCCTCAAGAGCGATAGCCCGGTCAAGCTCTTTTTCGCTTCCGTTTTTTTCGGCCAGCTCTTCGCGCCTTTTTTGCTCTTCCTCAAGCCGCTTTCGCTGTTCTTCGCGCCGTTTGCGTTCCGCTTCTTCCCGAAGACGCTCTTGTTCGCGCTGGTAAGCAACAATCTTTTTTTCAAGCTCTCGCTGAATTTTTTCAGCGGCGGAAATGTGGGGCTTAAACTCTGCATTAAGTTTCTTTAGTGCCGAGTTGAGCGGCGCTGTAAACTCTTTGCGCTTGTCGTCGATTTGTTTCTTGAGGGTCTTAATGTCCTTTAGCATGTCAGAGGCAACGCCCAAATCGGCGTCGGTGACTATTTGCCTTTCTTCAACAAGGCCCTCAAATTTTGCGATGGTGGTCCCGATTGTATTGACCACTTCTTCCTTTTTGTTTGTGTTGACCAAATTTTGATCTTCCATTGTCTTGGCTCCTTTGATTAAAAATGAGTAGCCGCACGGGGCCCGTGCGTGGGTAAAGGTGGAGCCAACCCCATACGGCTACTGATTCGTTCCGTTTTTCCGAACCGAACGCGCAAGGGCTCCATGCTTGCGCCTGCGGTCCGAATTTTTTTATATGCCGGTATCACCCCCTTGTTTGTGGGATGAACCGACCGGGCGTAGGCCAAGCCGGGAGCTTTCGAGGTCGTGCCAGGCTTCTTGCATTTCAGATTGTCTATGCACAATCCGGGCACAATCATGAATAAAATTTTTTGTTGATCGGAAAATTGATTTTTTAGGCCGGGGTAGGTAAACTGCAACCCGCCACATCCCGTCAATAATCGGGAAGGGGGAAACTTTTATCTGGCCATGTTTGCTATTTTGCTGTTTTTTTGTTTTCCGCACGTCGAGCTCCAATTTTTGGCCTCAAAGTGCCAAAATTGGGCTTTTCGCGGGTTTTTCTATCTATTTTGTGTCTATAATAGATAGAAGGGCTTGGGCTTCGCCCGCGAAAGCTCAAGGTTGGCTTTCTTTAAGGTGAGTATATATCCGTTATTATACCGTTTTTAGTGTCCTTGTCAAGATTTTTTAAGGAAAATTCCTATTTTTTTTAAAAAAGCCCAGGGGCGGGGAGTGCCCCGCCTTTAGAGGGTATAAGGATTCCTGGGCATGTTTCCTGATACCCCCCGTTTGTCTAATTATCTTTGTGCGGATGCACATCAAAACCGTCATTTAAAAATCTGTAAATTTGTTCGTCGCTCCAATCATATGTTATTGTCTCGGCGCTATTTTGCCAATTATCGATGGAATCAACATGGCAAAACTCAATCAAGTGTGTTTTTCCAGACGCGTTATTCCAGACAAAATATTCATCGTCGTCAGGATCATAAACCAAAACCGCATCAACTTGTTTAATACCGCTTTTTTCTCGTTCGGCATTTTCTCGTGCGATTTGTAGTAACTCTGTTACACCCTCCACCATATCGTGTCTAAGTTTTGTTTTCATAATAATACCCTCTATAAAAATTTGGCTTTCGCCGACGCCCCGGAGGGCGTTTCGGCCGGTTGCCATCCGGCTCTCATCAGAGCGAAAATTACAAAGCATTGCGCATTGACTCAAGCTTCTCGATCTCTTGTTTAAGTTCGTCGATCTTTAGCGACAGGGCTTTTTTCTTTCCGGCTTTTGAGGGGCGTAAACGGCGTAAATCCGTAATATGAAATCTCGGGTCAAAGGCTCCAATTTTTCCAATTTGGTTTTTTTCGTCTGAATACCACAATGTTGTCGTGGTCAACAATTCTTTGTCCGTTGCAATGTCAATAACCGCAAAATCATAGCCAAACCAATTTGGGCCGCTTACGTCTCTAACGTACAGGCCGTCCCGTAAATAGATATCAGCGCTATGTGGAGTTACCCAACCGTGGTTTTCGGCTTCGCTGCAGGTTTTCCAGTAACGCTCGTTTTTTGGATGCTTTTTTGTTTTCATGTAGATACCCTCTTTGATTTATTTTATATATATAATATAATCTTTTTCTTGATACTTGTCAAGAGATTTTATAAAAAAAATTAAAAAAAAGCAAAAATTAATTTTGTGTATAGTGTTTTGTATAGCGGTTTTTAGAAAAAATTTAGCTTTCTTCTATAAAAAAGGCGGGTTTTATATCTATTTTTTTCTTGACAAGTATCAAGAAAATGGGTATATTGAATTTATATTAAAGAATTGGAGGCCAAAACCATGAAAAAATCTATTGCACCAAAGATTGAGGCCGTCGTCGTCGACAAGCTTGGATCGATCTACCCAAATGTTAATTACGGCGCTGTTCGGGCTGTTGAGGGGTTCCCGGTACTGCGGCAGTACACCTTGCAGGAAATTAAAGGCCGATGGCAGGCTGGGGAGCTTAAATTGCTTTTTGACGTTTTGAACGGGACGATTTTTTCGGCCAGCACATCAAAGCCCGATTTCTTGGCCATTGAAGTGCAAGACGGCTGCGAGCTGGACGGCCTGGACAAAAAATGGAAGGTAGACCAAAAGGCATTGATTGATAAAATTATGGGATTAACTTTTGCTCAATGTTTTTTCTTGATCGATTGGGTCAATGTGTTCTGGCAAAAAAACAACAAGAAAAAGCTTAATCTTGACGATTATCTTTCCGAGCTGCTTTAACTTCCTATGATATGCCCGGCCTTCTTTATCAAAGGGGGGAGAAGGTCGGGATAATGCCACCACGGGAGCCCCAGGGTTTTTGATACAAAACGCCACCAAGGGAGCTTCCCTAACCGGATAGGCCTGGCCACATGGTGATAGCCGATCTTTGGAACATTGCAAACAATGTCCCCGTCATGGAAAACCCGGTATGTATAAACCCCTAAGCTTTCGTATAGCTTTTTAAAAGCCCTATTGCCTACCCGGGGAGAGCTTTCAGGAACGCTCACAACAAGCTTTTCAGGAAAAAAAATCCTGGTCCATAGGGCCAAAATAGTAATCACGGCCGCCCCGTGCGAGTGCGAACCCAGGATCACCACATCTTTGTCTTTAATGATTTGTTTATAGTAGCGCCATAACCGGAGAGCGCTTCGCAAAAATCCAGCGTGAACCTTAACTTTTTTATCGATTTTATGCGATAGCCGGACCTTTTTTGCTTTTGAAAGCTTCTTTTTCCAAAAAGAAAAATTTAAAATCCACTCCTCAAACTCATTTGTTCCGGGAATTATAAAATGTACTGTTTTGGGGTTTTTATCATAATACCCTGTATCGCCGTTATGATTACGAATACAAAAAGAATCCCGGCGGTCAAAAGGGTTAAAATCTACATTGCCCCGTTTTTTGAAAAAGGGCCTGTCCCGGTACACCGATAAAATGCACCGTGACATTTTATACAATTCGATGTTACGCTTCATATTGCTCCACCTTTTTTTTGATACTATCGAAATACCCCAAGTTAAAATCCTTTATGATTGCCTTAATCTGCTTGGCGTAAGTTGGGGCCGTGGCATACCCGGCCTTAGCGATCAATTCAATTTGTTTCTCCGCCGTCTCGGCCAAAAGGCATTTATTATACCTGGGATTGTGAAGCAACTTAATATAATCCTTAATCGCTTCGTCGTAAGTTCGGTAGGCCCGAAACCCGTCTTTAATCTGTACCCGTTTGGAATTGATATATTCAGCGGTAGACAAAATGTTGCTGCCGGCTGGCCCCTTGCCTTTTATGCCAAAAAGCGTTAAGTCTTTTTTCCGTCCCCAGGCGCTTTCAAGGGCGGCCTGGGCGATCGCTACAGAGGGAAATACACGGCTTCCAATGCAATGCCGTGTGATGCGTAAACCCAAAGAATCAAGAAAATCTTTAACGTGCTTATACTTCCATTTTGGTTTTGACAGCGTTCCCATGGCCTGATCGATCAATTCACCTATGTCATGTACTTCTTGTTTCATTTCCGGGGCTTTTTCCCGGTCTTTATTAACCTTCCTAACAATAGCTTTTTGTTTACGCCCTCGAAACCATCCGGCAATCATGGCCCCCAAGCGTCGCAAAAGCTCTAATAGAGCCCCAGCGATCACCGGATTTTTTAAGGCACCTGTTAATGTACTCATCGTTGTTTTTCCTCCAAGCTTTTTAAACGGGAAATCACGTCATCAAGGCGTGTTTTGGCATTTGATATGCTTTCCCGGTTTTTTGAAATTTCGGTCATGAGGGCGTCTCGCTGCGTCCAAAGCTCTTTGATTTCAGCCTTTTTGGCGTAATCCCCCAAAAGCATTTCACTAAGCCTTTTTAACTCATCGCTTAACCCGTCGAATTTTTTGTCAATCTCGTTTTTGATCTCTTCTAAAACCTTGTCGTACATTGCGTTTCCTTTCCCACTTCTCAGCCAGTCCCAAACTATCTTACCTGTGAGCGTTACGCCCATACCAAAAATTGCGGCAACCATGCCATATAATAAACCTTTATCCATTTTTAATAGCTTCCTATGCGTATTTCATGCAAAGTAACCGGTTAGTATTCTTTGGGCGGGTTTCAGTGCCACCGCCTGGGTTAGGGGCGGAAGTTGTCTTTTCTGATGCAAGATTCCAGGTTCCACTTCCGATTTGAATATCTCCACCAGGACTTGTTAATCCTCGTACAGGTATCTCATGGGTGTGCGATTTAAATTCATCAGCTTGGGACGTCCCTACATAATCTCCTGTAGTACCATCGCCCCTATCTATCCGGCTTCCAGAGTCCGGGTCATTACCTGCCCCATGGTCCCAAGCACGAATAAATCGACCACGTGCGTCCGGCAGATTGCTTCGCCCGCTTCCACCAGTACCATATTTTCCGTTCAGGACTGAATTAAGTCGAGTAAAGGTAGCTGCCAACTCGGTACCATCTTCCTCAAGATAGTTAGCAGGCGGTGCTTCGTGAGGGCTGATCAGCTCACCACTGATAAAACCCTCGACCACACAAGGCAATTCTTCCCGCGCAAAGCTTCCTAAGTTCCCGCTGATTTCGTACACATACAACACCGCACTAGCTGTAGTATCTTTGACTATTAACTCTACCTTAGTTGCGCTACCGTTTACTGCGTGAGCAACGTCAATGGTCTCTTCACTGCCTGAACCAGTTACTGAAACCTCGGTATTGTCCACACCGTCTTCAACTCGAACCTTGGCTGTACTAGAAGTGGTCTTAATTTTAACCCGGAAAGTGACATTTTTGTTTTGTAGCTTTTTGAGTAGCCGGGGCACCTCCTCAACATGCTGGCTGATCTGGGCACTAGTGGTATCGGAATCAAGCTCTATCTTGCACGCTTCTTCGCCAGAGTCCCAGCCAATTTTTGGCGACGAACCGTCTGCTGTCCAAATATATCCATCGGGATGATTGTAGTCATCAAAGGTGGAGATGGTAGCGTTTTGATTGCTAAAATGAATAAAATCTGAATTATAAACCAAGTTTTTATTAGCCAGGCCATTAACGACATTATCAAAAACCCACTTACTGCTTACCGGCACGTCTGCATCGTCGGCGGGCGTATCGTCTATATCGGCCACATTTAGCTTGCCATCCGCATCATTTTCAACCTTATGCCAGGTGTCCCCGTCGTAAATAGCCATATCACCAACCGTGTATGCTACCCCGTCAATCGTGCCGCCTGTCCCGGACACTACCCATAAATCGCCGGGCGACATACCGGTCAACCCCTCAATATTCGCCGCCGTATCACTCCCTTGAAAGGTTAGCGGTGAAGGGACGGCCTTGCTAACCAAGTCGTCTAGTGTGATATTTTTAAGCGCTGCGCCTTGGATAATGACAAGTTTGTCTGTACCCGCCATCGTTGCGACGGTATAATCTCCGTGTCCAATAAATTTAGTTCCCATGCTTTTGCTCCTATTAAGGTGTATCAGCGTTCCAGCTATTGCATCCGCCTTTAGCTGAACCCGCGTCAGAAAAGTTTGTCCCGTTCCCTGTTGCTAAATTTCCAGTAATTACAGGCGATCCTAAATAATTATAAATGCCGTAACTGGTATTATTGTTACAAACATTTCCGGTTATGGAGCCTGTTGAAGAATCGGCACGTATGCCATAATCATTTCCATTGCAAGTATTATTTGCACAAAGGGCCTTTCCAATGTTTATACCATAGCCCCCGTTATCAAGGCAGGTATTACCAAAAACCAAAGATGTGTCTGTCCCATGGGTTTTTATTCCCATGCCGCCATTTTCATTGCAAATATTTTTTGAAACAACAACCTCCCCGCTTTTTTCGAAAGTAATGCCATGGCCGTTGCCATTACAAATGCAGTTTACAACCCGACAACCTCTTTTTTTGTAACCATACCTTCTAAACTCAAGTCCTTTATATGAAGAGAAACCTGAAGAGTTTACGCCATCAATTATTGCGTCTGCATAATCAATATAAACTAAAGCCCTATCATAATAAGTTGTTGTTTTTACGTTACAAATTTTTATGCCACCACGGACCTTAATCACTGTCAACGTTACCCCGCTACCAGCAGCCGTTGTGTTTTTATCGAGAGTGATTTGGGAAGCGCTATCAACACTTAAAATTCGGCTATCTGCCGCTATGCCTGTCCCGCTTACGGGTTGCCCTTCCTTCATGCTGGAAGTATCACTAACATTTGTAATAACGGCAGTAGCCCCGTCAATATCGCCTGTTTCGGTAAAAGTATCCAGTCTGTTATCACATACAACGCTCCCGATTTTTGAGCTTTCGCCAGCGCCTTCAAGCGAACAATTTTCATGGCCTGACAAATCAACCCTGCCGGTCACTTCAACATCCTTATAAAGAATAATCCTTGCGTTATCCCCGTTCACAGTAATATCCCCGGTTATGGTACTACCCGACAAAACAACCAGCGTCTCATTTGCGGCGACCGTTTGCGAGCCAACTGAACCGGCAATCTTTCTAACTCCCCGATTATTGGCCGTATAAGTTACGATCGCTTTTTCAGTTGGAATTAAATCATCACTATTGCCAGCCATCGTGCCATCTGTGCTCTTATCGGCCCCATCTAAGGTATCGGCGTCACCGACCCCGCCCGTTTCCAGGCTATCCTTTAGGGCTATGTCGTTTTCATATAATCGGTCAAATTCGGTGTCAAAATCCGGGCCATTTGCCGGATCGGATTGATCCCACGTTTGTGCTTTTGTCGGGTTTGGTAAGTCCATTTTTTTACTCCTATAAATCAGTTAATTTAAAGCCGTTTTCGTCAACAAGTAAAGTTCCGCTTTCGTCCACTAAGGCATAGCGAATATCTGCCCGCACTCCGGCCGCTCTGATTTTGTTTATAAAATTCTCAAGGGCATAATCGCCCTCGGCGTATATCTTAAAAGCTGCATAGTTTTTATAACCATTTAAAAGCCACGTGCCGTCCAAATGATAAGTCCCGTCCAAATAACGAATGCCAAAATCCTCTGTGATCTCGATATTCGTTAGGTCGTAAGTCTCGCAAACTTGTATAATCGTTTCCCGGTCACCACGGCTAAAAACCTTCTTGACAATGACTTTCAATATATTTCTGTAGTCTTCATCGTTTAGGCCTCGGCGGTTTTCCCTTAACCTTGTCCCGATTAAATCAAGGCCTACGCCATAGGCCCGGTCAATATCCCAGGCAAGGCGAATCTGCGCTATTCCAACATCTACCCAATCAAGTTGCTCGGCCGTGATCTGCCAAAGCTTTCCTTGCGTGGAAGCTGCATCCCGTTTCAAAATCGAAGCGGGCAGTTTTTCAAGCTCAGTTATTCTCATGTTACGTTTACCACAATTTTTGCAGAGTCCGTCCTTGCCCGTTCTGTAGCGTTTATGTCCACAACCTGATCCGCCGGGGGGTCGCTCCGGCCAACAAGAACATTAATATCATCTATCCCGCCTATTCCGTCTTGATCGATCTGCCCTATAATGCGCCACCCTTTCACATCGTGAGCAATTCCGCCACCTTTGTACGTTGAAGCCCCCCAGGTCCCGCCGATCTCTTTAACGACGGCTTGTTTTACCGCGTCTACACTGCCCGAATCCCAATCACTGCCTTGCGTAATGTTCACTATAACGTAAATATCAACAAGAACCGGTTCATAATAGTAATAAGTTACGGGTTCACCGGCCCGATCTACACCGGAGACGGATTGCTCGCCGGACAAACCCTCATTCCGAGTACCAATACCAGCGGGCTTGAACCTCAAGAAAACGTCAAAAATCTCTTCGCTTACTCCGGCGGAATCAATCAACGCCCGGATAGTGTGAGGGGGGATGCCGTCGGAGTCGGTTATATCGGCCACATTTTCGTTGACATACGCCGAAATAACACCGTCGATCTGTAATAAATTCGCCCTGATTGAATCAACAGAGGACCCGCCCCTTGTATCGCCTATTTTGTAGCGCTCTCTAAGCTCTGGATCAGTCTCTCTTGGGGCCCCGCCACGCGCTTCTGTAGCGTTTGTCACCGAATCAACACCGGATTGGGGAGTGTTTATCTCAATAATAGTCCCTACACCTACATTGCCGACCTCGCCGGTCTTTAAACATTCCGCTTCAAGATCAACGGACCCGCCGGAAATCTCCCCGCTTTCAGTCGTCGAAAAAGCCACACCTGCCTGCGTTTGCGCTATAAAACCAATTGGGACTATCGTTCCATTATCTCCCGAAATGGTAAGCGTCACAATAGCCCTGGTAGCGTCCCGGCGGATCAAGCCGGACCCGGCCACGTAGCGGTCTAACTGCACGCCAGTTGCCGTGTTTACGTTCAACCCATAGTAAGTGTCTTCAAGGTCTTTGTGTTGTTCGGCCCGGACATATGCTTCAAGCTGCAAAAGTAATCCGATAGGTGAGTAAGAAGACAAATCCACGGCCGAACCAAACAGGGAGCGGGCCTTCGCCTCTTTTTCGCTCTTTATCTCATTATACGTTTTCGGGTTTATCCCGCCTTCGGTTATAAAATTGCTCATACGCCAACCTCAATATCTTTAAGTTCTATTCGATCGCCTTTCGTGCCGATAGCCTCAAAAGTAACATTAACCGCCCGCTTTTCAGTGTCGTAATCCGCGGCAATCGAAGCAACTTGCTTAATGTATTTGTCTTTTTCTATGTCCTCTTTTAAAATGCGCTCAATATCCGCGTTTGTAATATCCTCACCTTGAAAAATCTCTTTCCAGCGGGTGCCTTCTTGCGGTTCCGGCTGAAACTCCCCACGCCAAAGTTTTAAGCGGTTTTCTAACCTCTGCTTTAAGGCATTTTCATTATACAGCCAAACAAAAGTTCCATTCTGATATACAATCTCGCCGTCTTTGATCTGCCAGGTTTTTAGCCATATTTCCTTCATTTTGCCTTTGCCTTTGTCTGTCCTGCGCTTGAAACCTCAAGCGAGCATGAACATGGGACCGTGGCCCCGCTGCTATTGTTCGTAAAAGAACCGTTGCAAATGCCCGTATCTCCTTCCCGGACCACTGGCAACCCATCTGCCTTCACTTTGGCGGCCGTCGCCGATACGCCCATGCTAAATCCAGAGGACCAGGTACACCCGGCCAGTGTACACCCCATAGGAGTCCAGCCAATCTTGTTTATAACCATCTTTTTTCCGCCGGTTGCGCTGGCCCGGCTTGCGGGCGTGGGCGTTTCGGTACCGTTTGGGGACCACCCCCCGCTTGGCGTGACATCCAGTGTATAATCCTCATTAGCGATCAATTTGTTCACGTTGTCACCTCAAGGGCGCCATCATTAACATTTAAAGTTCCGGTCATGTTCATATCGCCTTCAAGAGTAAAGTCCCCGGTTAGGCTGACATCTCCCTCAAGCGTTATATCTCCGGTCAAATCCATATCCCCTTCCCAGGTCAAAGAATTGCATTTTGCTGTTATGTCCGAACCGGAAAGGTTAAGAAAAAGAGAGTCGTCTTCATTCCCAATTAATAAGCCACTTTCCGAAAAATTGCCCGGTGGCGTCCAATCGTCTTTTGCTATACCACAAACGACCATCGCATTGTCCAAGGTAAACGTAACCTTAGCGGTCCTGGACAGTCCGCCTCTTGCGTCGTCAATATCATAGCTTGAAAAAGTAATCCAAACCATATCGCCCGCTTGATACTCCGGGCGAATATAAAACCCCCCTGCCTTTAAAAACCCAACCGCTACGTCGCCAATAACACCAAGCTCCACATTTTCAGCAGTTTGCAACAAAGGTAAAACGTCAGCGCGCATTTTTTCTTTATCAAAAGACTTGATCTTACAAATCATGCCTTGCTTAACGTTTGCCTTTAAGCTCTTTTTGATCGCTTCTTTTATCGCTGCACCAAGTTCGCCCATCTTTATCTATCCCTTATTTCGTATTCGCTGGTTTCGTCTACAAAAGTCGAAAAGCGCTTGTTCACTTTAATAACCTGACCACTTATGATTTTTTCACCGGTATTCACGTTTATAAATCTCCAAATGTCCAAGCCAAAAATAAAACGGGTTTGAATCCGCCATCCGTGAAACTCTTCATTATCAACACGCTCCGGCGTCTCTACTAGTCCGGTATCATAAGAAAGATTGAAAGCAGTGTCTTTTGTGTATTTCGCGGGGTGCATTATAAGCACACCATTGCGGATCGCATATTCTGAATCGGTCTTAGGGTAGAGCGCTTCAATAGCGTGATACGGAGTAAGAACCTTCAAATTTTTTATCAAAACATCCTTGCCAAGTTCGATATTTGCTATCTGCCCTTTGGTGACATCGGTCAAAATTTCCGAGGCCATACGGTTTTTGTAATGCTTGTTTATTACTTTGTCCCGCCATCTGCCCAGGTCTGAAATCTGTAGCTCTAAAATCCGGTCTGGGCCCTGTTTAAAAGTATCATACCGGGCCACCTCGCCCTTTGCGCAAATTCCGTGATCGTCTTCATATCCAGCGTCCACCTGGCATTTAGTGAGGATATTTTTTTGGCCGTTCACGTGTTCTATGCGGCAAGCGTTGATCGTCTCTTCGTTCGGGTTATAAAGCTTAACAATCGTTTTCGTAAAGCTCTCAAGCTTTTGCTCAAGCTCAAACTCAACAGAAAACGGCGGGGCCTTAAATACTTTTTCGCCGATCTGTACCGTTGCCACACGTTTAGGCGCCTTGGTCTTCGACATAAAGCCGCACCTCCCCGCCAAATGTGGCTTGATTGCAAACGCTGTGTTCTCCGGCCTGGTCCTTGGGAATAACGGCCTTGACAACATCAATAAGAGTATGAGCAGCATGTAGAGCGTCCCCACCATAAACCAAGCGCGTTGAGTATCGCAAAGCGCCCTGTTTGTCCCGCACCTCAAGCCGGTAAAAATCGTATTTGTCGTTGTATTCGATTTTATATTCATATTCCGTACCACTCCCGTCTATATCTATAAGGCCTTTAACCGGGACGTCTTCGGCGCTAAAAGGTATGTAATCAGCCATGATCTACCCCGCCGTGGCGTCCGAGGCCAGTTCTACCCGGCCTTTATCTTTAACATCCGCTAGGATTTCAGCCCCAGCGATTTTGATTTCGGTTAAGTCCAACCGTATATTTTTGTGAACAAACGGCTTTCGCCCCCGTTTTGCCTCTTCCATTAAGCCCGTCAAAATAACACTGTCCGTCTTTTCGTCTAAGTATTCAGCGGTCAAAATCGTAGCTTCTTTTTTCCAAAGTCGTAAAATGTACATCCGATCATCAATAGGCTTTATCATTAAAGACCGTAAGGTTTTTTCTTCCGTGAGTGTCCCGGATATGGCCACAGTAAAAGGCTCTTGAATGACATGGTCGGCCGCCGGAATGCCTTTTTCTACGGCATGAGTTGTCACGCTGGCCGTATGGCTTGTGTCGAAAGCCTCGGTTACGTTAAGCATAATAGTGTTTCCGTCTTCACCCGATAGCACAAGCCGGGATGTTTGTTGCCGTATGCTGTCATTTATCAGTTCGATTAAGGCCATTATGCCATCTGTTCCTTTAGTTCAAAAGCTATATCTCGAAAAACAGGCTCAAGTTGTTTTTTAAGGTTTCGTGGTATGTCCGCGGCGCTGGCCACCGAAATATTTATATCGCCTATCGCTATTTCTATTCCTTTGCCGCCCATACCACCTGGATTTTTAGTAGCGATAATATGGTCGTCGGGATGGGTTTCGTATGCCTGGCCTGTGTCCGATATGATTAAGTCATTAACCTTTTTAACGCCCTTTGTTCCGCCGGTCCTGACTTTTTCTTCCCCAAAAATACCGGATATTGCACCACTAACCGTACCCATTAAATCTTTGGCCTTACCGATTACGTCAAAGCGCTTTTGAAGTTCTATCAAGGCGGCCGTTAAAACACCCAGCGGGCCCAGGGCTAAAAGTAAGGCATGGGACCAGCGTTTACCAAACTCTTTGGCCATGTCAACAGCGGCCCAAAAAACCTCGGGGATTTTAACCACAAAAAACCATTTCACTTTTTCAAATATCGCCTTGATCTTGTCTATAAAACCCCAAAAGACATTGGGTAAAGTTACGGAGAAAAAGCGCCGGACAACATCCCATTTTTTATAAACAATAAAGGCCACCCCAGCTACGGCCAAGGCTATGGCAATAAACGGTAACATAGGGACAATAGCGGCCCATGCTGCGGCGGCAACACCACCAAGCGCGGTAATTTTTGCGGCTAATGCTGGCAAAACAGTTGACCAAGTAGTGATTGCCAGTTGAGTCATTCCCACAATCATGGTCGCAAAAGCAACTGTAGCAACAGTGGTCATAACCCCGCCAAGCGCCACTAACGCTACCTTAAGGGCTAACATACCCTTTTCGGTGTCTGTAAACTTTTTAAAATTAGAAACCAACGGTTTAAGCTTTTTAGCCAAAGGGCCAAAAATTTCTACTATTGCCTTACCAACATTTTCGTGAATATCGCCCATCACTTCTGATAATAGTTTTAGAGCGCCTGTATTCCCAATAGCGGCCTCAGCTGAACCGGCATAATATTTTTCTAGTTCTTTGAAGATTAGCTTTTGGGCCCTTGCTTTTTCTCCGCTTTCCCAAAGAGCTTTTACCAGCTTTTTAGTGTCCTTACTAAATTGTATACCACTTCGACTTAACGCCCCTAAATTAGCCACGGGATCATTAAGCGCTTTACCAAGCATTATAGAAGTAGATGTCAAATCCCCGGACCCTTCCTTTAACGTGTTTATTCTTGCCGTTACATCCAAAACGGCTTGTTGGGTTCTTAAAAACTGCTTCTCTGTCAAATTTCCAAAGGTCAAAAGCTGCGCCGTTGCCCCGCCCAAGATTTCCTCATCACCAAATAATGATTTTTCCTGCAAACCTGAAGCAACCTTTTTTAACTTTTCAAATGTCAGCCCGGCTGCATTTTCCGTGCTTTTTAAACCTTGCCTTACTTGATTTTCTGCTTGTTCCTGCTTTTTATATGCGTCAATAGCTGAGGCGCTAAACCTTTTCATCATGCCAATAGCGCGCATTCCTACGGCCCCACCCGCTAATGTTTGCATCCCAGCAGATAGATTTTTCATGCTCTGCGAAACAGATTGAGTCGCCTTTTTAGTTTGGTCAAGCCCTCGGTTTGCTTTTTTAAGATTTTGGACAGCTTTTTTTGTCCGAACATCATATTGGGCGTATATTCGACGTACCGGTCCAGGCATTTAGGCCTCCCTCAGCAAAAAAAACTTGACTTGCCACGAAAAATACGTAAAAATAGGACCTATAGAATTATACAAGGAGGATTTTAAATGTTTAAAAAATTGACTTTTTCGGTTGTTTTGGGGATTGGCCTCTTTTTCGTCCTGGTCCTTGCCTGTGGCAAAAGTGAGCTGGAAAAAAAATACCCTCAAATAGCCTTTAGCGCAATAGAAACGAGATTGGCCGATGACTGGGTAAGAATTTTTTACACTCCTGACAGAAATTTTGAAAACATGAAAAAAGTTGCCAAATTGGGACATTATATGCCACACAAAAGCTCTAACATTGTGTATGTTGCCTATTTTGTTGACGACAAAAGCCTTGCGGGGAAAAAGTTTAAAACTGTAGAAGAAAGAGGCCACATGGAGACAAACGAGCATGTAGTTGCTCGCTACATCAAAAACACAATGTCGGGAAAGGAACATTTTAAAAAATATCCCGAAAAAATGTCCCAAAAAGAATAATGGGATAAGCCTGTTTTTAAAATAATTACTTTTTTGCATGAAATATATCCCGCCACCTGTGGCGTTCTCGTTTCTCAAATTGCAGGCGTGCTGCGACCAGCTCGTTTATTTCGCCAACACTTAGTTGCTCCCATGTTGCATAGTCAACCATTCCGGCTACTAGCGGGAGATATAAGCTAAAGTTTTGCCGGACTTCCGCCTTGATCTGCGCCGTCGTCTTTTTTTTTTGCCCCCTCAAGGATTTTATAGGACGGTGGTTTGCTTTTATCCTCTTCTAAATATCCATTAGGCAAAAAAAATGCTAGGATCATTTGCCATATATTTAGTTCTTCCATGCGTTCGTCAAAATACTCCCAGTTAAGAAGCGGCCCCTCTACTGGTTTTATTACGTTTTGCAATCCGTAATCCACAATCGCTTCAAAACCAAAAGAACCGTCAGTTTTTATAACAGACTCTTGCTGTTTCATCCACGCTCTTGCCCCCGGATGCTGCAATCGATACTTTTTTCCTTTAACTTCTACCATAATTTGTTTCATCGTTTCTTCTCCTAAATTAAGATTGTTTGTAATTTGTCGATAATAAATAAATGCAAGACCTAACGCTTGAGATATTGAAACATTTCAAAAAACATGGCGTAAATAAACAAATTAGTGCAAAAAGAGTCCTCCAGGCCTTTAAAAAATTCCCAGAAAGAAATGTTGAGAATAACCTTCTATATTTAAAGGAACTAAAATATTTAAAAATAATCGAAAAATATCCTCCTGGGGACTTTAAAGACAAATTGTTTTTTATAAGCGTTAATGGAATAGTTTTTTACAACAACTACGCACGGGACCGGTTCCATCGTTGGCTTATTGCAATTTGCACCATAATCAACATCCTTCTTGTTGGCCTCACCTTGAGATATACTATTAGGGAAAACTCTGATAGCTCCAACGGCCCTCGAATTGCCCCTAAATGTGAACAGCATGAGCAAAACAATAGCCACGGTCAAAAAGCAATCCATTACAACAAAAATAAACATAAGCATCTCATCAAGCCTGGCCGTTTTTAACTCAAATATCTCCATAATTGTTTTCACTATCAAGCCTTCTTGCGAAATTATTTACAGCCAGCCGCTTTCAATGTTGCCAATCAAAACAACTTCCGTCGATCCTTCCTCTTGCTCAAGATTAGGCTCGATCCAGTTTTGAAACATGGCCCCGTCAGTAACGGCGGTAAAATTCACATCCCCACCGCCCTTCATCATTGCCGGAATCGTGGCACCGGACGACATTTGCGTTTTATGCAAACCCGCCAAAAAGGCTAAGTCCGCCTTGTTAGTGTTCTTGATCGAAAACGTGATAGTCCCGGATTTGTCAGGGCTAAGAGTAAACGAAATCTCCCCCGCCATTCCTATTTTATGGGAAACAGCGTCATTCGAACGTTCAACATTTATACCGGCCTCAACATCAATACCGGATAAGATTTTACCGCCCACCATCAATTGATTATTTTTTGGATCGTAAAACATGCTTAACTCCTATGCGGTAAACTTGCCGTTCACCTTGAATTTATAAATTGACCCGGCTAAAACAGCGGACCAGGTTATGCCCGACAAAAGCCTAGCAGCCCTGTCTAGTTCAGGGACCCCACTTCGGGCTGGAACATTCAGCTTATACATGTAATCGCCCAGGTCGCTTTCTTCTTGATCTTCTTTAGTGACCGGCTTGGCCACAATACCCATGCCCCCAAGGGTTGAAAAGACACCACGAAGCTTTTCCTCGACCAAAGCAATACCCGTGTTGTCAAAGGGCACGTCCTCATTTTGAAGTTCAAGCTGCAAAAGCGCCATTTCCAATTGAACCTTGGTGTAGTCCATGATATACCGAACATCGATCCACATGCCGCTCTCTGGGGGTTCCGGTTCCTGGGTATAAACACTATCGTACTGCGATTGAACCCAAAGCAGATTGTTGCTCTTGGCCGTGCTTAGCTGCGTCGTGGTGTACCCAGTAGCAGGTATCCCGGACAGCTCTTTAAAACCCCACCCTTTATGAGCAAAGGGGAGTTTCCGGCCCATAAGCGCGGCATCCGGATAAATAACCTTTCCATTGACCGCGCCTTCTATGGTCGTTTCATAATCAGTCAACCCGTCGATTGCGGCCAAAAGGTCACCGCCACCACTCCCGGCCGTGCCGGCCTCGATCAAAACGCTTGAATCGCTGCCGGTGCTTTCGGAAGTTACTTTAATTTTTCCTTGGGGCGTGATCTCTACCGTTTCGTTCCCGCTAGTCTCGGCCCTTAATGCCGTTTGAATATCCCCCGCCAAATCGTTCCAAGTGTCCGTGGTCGTTACGGATACCGACAATTGGTGCAAAGACCCACCGTCAACCGTAATATCCAAGTCGTAAGTTGCGTCAGAAATCCCATGAACCGTTGAAGACACAAAAGGCAAGGGAGAGCTTGAAATCTCTTGATAGCCGGACGTTTTTAGCTTGTCGTGGGCGATAAAGCGCTTATAGCTAGTTGAGCTTGAAACGGACACGGTATCTGTCCGGTTCAGATTAAGCCCAAAAGCCCTGCTTGCAACCCAGTTGCCGATTTCATTTTGATCTGCAAGCGTATCGCTTGTGGCTAAAACGCCCCAAAAGTCCGAAAACGTGAGCACAAGCGCATTAAGGGCGTCTGTATAAGACGTTCCATTCAGCTTCCGGTAAACCACCACATCCGATGGGCTGGGGTTTTGCGCAAAAAAAGCGGCACACATCTTATACTCTGGATCGGTGCTCGCGTACCCCACATTCGACAAAGCCGTTTGCCAGCTTTCTTTAGTGACAAGCTGGTACGGGATTTCCGCCGATCCGGTGCCTATAATCAAGGCCCGGAAGGATGGCTGGGAAAGCGTCGCCACTCCGATCTGGATTGTAATTTCAAAAGGGTTTAAAAAGCTACTCATTGTCTAGTCCTCCTGCAAGACATACTCTTGCATTGGTTGTTCTTCGCCGTTTATGGTAGGCGTGACCTCTATAGTCTCAATAGACTCAATCGTTTTTATCCGGTCTTGGCAATAGTCAACAAAAATATCAAAGCCTACTCGTTGTTGAAAACCATGCTCAAGAAACGTCGTCCGATCTTGTATTTGTGTATTGGGCACCTTAACAAGGGCCCCGTCTACTTCATTCATGCGGAACCAGTTTAAAACATCACCGGCCATGGTTCGCACGGCATCATAATCGCTTTGTCTGCCTATCACGTTAATCGAAACCGTTGCCGTGGTTTTTTCTTTTAGCGTTATGTCCGTTGACTTTTCATTTTCACTGTTTTTTGAAAAGCTTCTTATTTCGCTCGCGTGTGACGACATGTTTTCATTTATGATATTGTAAACAACACGGGGTTCCGGCAATTTTTGGTTTATGTTCGCCGGGTATATATTATATCCGGTGGCCGTGCTTATCTGGCTAAAAATGTTTGACCACAAAAACGCATAGCTTATCATTGCGTCCGTTCCTTTTTAGCCATGTACATCGTGAACCCGCCTTCGGGGCGATAAACCACCTCTCTGATTGTGTATTCAACACCATTGTCTACTATGATTTCATTTTCCTTAAGCGTTGGGCTTCCTACTTCATAAGCTTTTTTGTCCTGGGACGTGAACCCGCCCTCTGGTCTACTTTGAAGCTCCCGCATTCCAATCGGAACCAAAAACAAAACAGCAACGCTTTCAGTCACGGTTTTTTGGGGTATTCCATCAACTACAGTTCCCTCATCGCTTATCGTCTTAACCGTATGCGTCTTGGCTCGCGCTTCAATGGCCCGTGTCAGCATCAATCAACCTCATGCGTTATGCTTTTATGCAAGGTGCCTTGGTCGTACAGTGTATTTTTACCTTCTCCCTTTTGCTCTTTTGTAAAGGGGTGGTTGTCAGGCCTTATATTTGACGTCGCCTTGCGCTTGACCGAAGAATCTAACATATCACCTACTCGCTCCAACACCATTAAAGGGTTTTCGTTAAAATCAAACAACGCGGTAGCGACCTCAATAGCCCGGTCCGTCTCTCGCTTGTCGTCAAATGCACTGCGAATAAAAGAACGCTCTGGAATTACAATTTCAGTCGTATCCTTTTTAAGGTGTAAGCCCTTGGCGTGTAAATACTTACGCATTTTGTCAGTTACTTTTATCCTGCAGCCAAACTCATTCGCCGCGGCATAGTTCGCCACATCACCGTCAAAAATACCTACTTTGACCTTGCTTCGCCCAGCCCGTCTCATGTTTTTAATCAAGTCCGGGATGTGGTTTACGTCCTTTACTCCTCTCATTTTTTAAGCTATAGCGCTTGCCATCCCTATAACAGAATTAATCAAGCGCCTATACTGTCCCTCATAAGACATTGACGCCCCGTGGCCGTCCGATCCGCCATAACTTATACTTATGTCCGCCACTTTTTCGCTTTTTACTCCATTTCGGAGCGTCCCCCGGCTAACCAAAAAACTACCAATAGCGAAAATCAATAGCGCATCATAATCAATATGCGTCTCGGACACACCGTCCCGCTTAACCCGATTAGCGGCGGCGCTCAAGGCAAACTGTACTTGTTCGTCGCTCACTGAATCGGGTATGGCCAGGATTTCACGGGCGTCAACTATTGTCATGTGTTATGCAATCCCTTTGCCGATATAAAAAGCGGCAGGATGGCGCACAATTACGCCAGCGGTACGCAAATAAACATACTGCTCGCTTGTCTCTTTAATGTCCTTTACCGGATCACCCAAAACGATGTCTTGAGTAACCACCAATTCGCAAATTTCGGGGCGGCTGTCCAGGATCATAAACC